AGCAGCAGAAGCAAATAACACATCCACGCGCTGCAAAGAATCTATGTGCAGCGTAATAGCTTTACATACTGGGGTTCCCGGTATGCCTAGTCCGGAGCCCAAAGACCCATCACCGTTTATAGCAATTACACGAAGCCGCGCACCAGCTACAGAACTGGTATATGCTAAAAATATTTTTCCGCCCGATTCCTGCACATCGAATACCTTGTTAGATGTGTCCAGGTTATTTGCTAAAACTTGAGCAGCTTCTAAAGTTTCCGGTGCGGTTACTGCAACCCGTCTATAGTAAATATTGGCACCATCGGCATAAAAAATGTATGCATAACCATTTACTGTGGCTATTTTTGTAACCGACCCAGTGCCGACCAAATTATTTGAAGCTAGAAAAGAATTGTTTTGATTATCTTTAATGCTATATCTAATATTGCCATCTGACGTGCTCCACGAATGTATTTCCAGCCCATCGATTAGCGCAACATCAGAAGTCGTGGCACTTGTGGAAGCATTGATGACCGGGCTAGATTCTACATATACAGGGTACACCGGGCCTTTTGGTGCTAATTCTTGTGTGACTTCAGACAAGCTATAAAGCTGATTATTGGCAAAAACATCTAGTTCTTTTTTAAAGTTTGTAAGCTTTTGTGCACCAGTAATTTGCTCACCAGTCACTGTATAAAGCGGAATACGGTCATAACCATTTCGCTTTTTTAAGCTAGAAATAGTTTCGTAAGTCACGTTTACGGCACGACGCAGCGTGGTGAGCAACTGTTGTTTAGGGTCAACCTTAGTATCAATTCCAAGGCCAAACCGTAGATAAATGTTTTGCGGGCTTAAGCTCATAAGCTCCTACAATTGCTTATAACTGTTTACGCCATTAGAAATCAGAAATACAGACGCACCATTACTAGTAACTGTTAGCGTGGACGACCCATCAATTGTATCCGCACCTGAGGCTGATATAGTCAAAGTATTGGTCTCACTTTGCGCAGTAGCATCTTTAATAACATATATACGGCCTGTAGACACAGCACTAGCAAGGGGCAAAGTTATATTTCGTGCAGCAGAGCAATCAACGGCCAAAAACACGTAGTCATCACCGGCACCAATAATCAAATCACCAGCAATAGCATCATATTGCATTGACTCCATGGACGTTGGGGTACTAATAATGCTTCCACCGGACGTAATTTGCACAGGAATTCCGGCACCATTAGTCCAGTATAAATCCCCCGTGTCAGAACTTAAAGAGTTTTCAAAGCCGACACCAGATACTGGACTAGCCAAAGAATTAAGCTGTAGCGAGGGCAGGTCTTGGAGCCGGAATCCATTCATAGCCAATTCGTTATCAATGTTGATAGCAGCAGTTGTTATTGCACGGCCTTTGCCCGAGGTATGGTCATGTTCATCTACGGTTTCAAGTGCGTCGTTAAGTTCTGTAGCCCATTCAGGGCCTAAAGTTACGGACACAGTTGGAAGCGTTAAATTCATGTATGGAGTCGGCATTAAAACACCCAAATATCAACGGTTGTATTTGCACTGGTATTTAGCGCCAGCGTTTTCTTTGCGAATATGTTTGCGTCCTGCGAGTCCCAGATTTGTGATTGACTACGATTGCGCACAATTATGTAACCCAAAATGGTTCTGCCAAGCAGATGTGGCACATTATTTACAGAACCCGTTACTAAAGACACATTTGTAAGCAGGGTGCCGTCAATAATTGGACACCGAGTTATAGGCTGAAAATATTCTTGCAACCGCTCTTGTAGCTTAGAAGTTTCCTCATTGGCATTAGCTACTTTTTTAAAATCCTTGATGCCAGACATTAGTATTTACCTATAAGCGTTTGCTCAGTTTCTTCAGCATAAATGTCCGTGACCGACTCGGGTTCATTAACATCTCGGTCTTTAGCCATTGCCTCAATACGTTTTTTAAGCTCTTCTTTTTGGGCCATGAGCACTTGTACATCCGATTCTTCTTTATTGAGCATTTTAATAGCAACGTCAACGATTACGTACTCAATAAAACCATTCACATCATCGAATGTGTCTGCGTCTACAGTTAATTTTGTGGCTCTGGGGTAATAAAAAATTCTAAATGTTAAACCAGAATCTGGAGTGCGGTTAAATCTTAACTTGCTTCCAGTTAGTCTATACTCAATGTATGGCAATCCAAATGCAGAAAGGACTGTGCCTATTTCTTGCTCATTGCGTCGGTTAAAGTTAAACCGTTTTACTGTAGCCCAATCATCGCCGGTTCCGCGCTTAACGTCCACGCCGCGAAGCTTGTATAGTGCAGGCGCACCGCTATAATTTGTACCATTCGGCAAATCATAGGTTAGCGCAGACGTAGCTGCAAACTGAACTTCTTCTAGAAAATAGTCTTCATTGTATGCAGCAATAAGCAAATCATGTAACTCAGCAATAGAGTTGTTGATATAGCTTGTAAGCTCTGCATCACGGACAAACGTGGAATCTTCCATGTCTGCACGCTGCCTACATTGTGCTTTAATTTCTGCTAAAGTAATTGTAGCCATAAGCTCCTTTTAAAAATAAGGCACCTAAAATAGGGTAATAAGTGCCTAAATAGGGCAATATGAAAGCCATATCACCCCAATTGCTTATGCTTCTTCGGATTCTTCTGACTCTTCCGGCTCAGATTCATATTTGCACATGTCTATAAAGCTTTTAAGGGCTTCAGACATAGCCTTAGAATCTTTGCGCTCAAGTGCTTGCATAATTTCGTCTGCAGCAACTTCAAGCTCAGAAACGTCTTCAGAAGGCTTTTCAGGCATAGGCTCAGATTCGGGCTTTTTCATACTAGCCACAATAATCGTTGCCTGTTTTTTCTTATCATCTGACATCATCATAGACCACCCTTAAGTTGCGCTGGAATTTTTGAGGTCAAGTTTAACAAGAATGGAATCACCATCTTGAGGGTCAGTATCAGAACCGGCCACATGGCAAACAAAAGTAACTGTTTTAGCCGAGGAAACGTCTGAAGACTGAATCTGAATATCCAAATTTTCAGTAGACGGGGCAACAAGGGTAAAGGCAGCGTGCATAAGACGCATATACTTGTCTTGAAGAGTTAAAGTGTAGCTTCCAGCAGAATTGCGCTCAATGCTGGCAACACCAGTACCACGAGTCAATGTGGGTGCACCAGAAGTGCCAATAGCAATCTCGGCGTAAATTTCTTTTACTTCTTTTTCAAGAGCCTGTTTGCGGTTAAAGTTACGATTTGCCATAATGGTCCTTTCGTTTAGTCTCGGGTTAGCCTGATTGCTACCGGAGCCAAATTAATGTATATATGTGCTGTTTTGTTAGAAGGGTTATGGCTGTTTTAGACTTAAGTTATTGAAAACTCTAGTAATCCATGCTTTAAATTCGTCAATAGGCATATTCATTTTTGCCGTGTTACAGGTTCTACAGCATGTTACTACGTTGTCTGGGGTATAGCCTTTAGAACTATCAATACGGTCTATGCCATTGTAGGTGATATTTCCATTGTCATTCCAAAATGCAGCAAGGCTATTGTTTTTTAGGATATTTACTGTTGTGGATGGTTCTACCCCGCAATAAAAGCACTTACTATAAACTAACGATAAAAACAAGTCTAGACTGAGTGCCCATGCTTGGCCTCTTTTCGATGCATCCTTCTTTTTACTCTTAAAAAGGTATTTTTCTTGCATCTGTTTTATGGAATATTTAGCTTTGGTTTTTCCTGTCCTAGTCGCAGCTCCGGCTTTTATACCACAATCCTTGCAACGTAAAGAACGGCCATTTCTTAAATCTTGGCCATTAACATTGTGCGTAGTTTTGCACTCCATACATTTTGCGAGGTATCGAGCCTTTTTGCCGACCTTGCCTAAGTATGATTTTACCTTCCAAGAGCCGACAATTGTGCCTTCTAATTTAATTCTTTGATTTGCCATATAGATAATATAGCAAAAATCGTACTCAATGTCAAGCTATTATATAAAAAAAGCCCTAAGAATCTCTCCTTAGGGCTTCCTATTTAGAATATTAAAATTCCAAAAAACCTAGGTTAATCGGATATTTACGTTCCACCCTGGCGCACGACAGCCTAACTGCGCGTAATATCCCACGCGAACCTGAACAGCATCAGCACTCGACTCGCGCAGCATTTTAAGACCATCAGCGTCCAAAATACGGGGAGCTTTACCAAGGCTGTAAAGTTTCCAAACGTCCATTTGGAGCATGAAAGCGCGTCCAGCCGGGCAGTTTTGGTCAGGAACCACGTTAATCGGTCCACGGGGGCCGTTAATCATGATGCCACGGAAACCAATATCTGCCT